CAGTACGCCCTTCATCTGAGGAGAAATAGCATATCCGTTTGTGATTCCACCATGGATAGCAACATCTGTATCAGCTGCAACAAGGCCAGCATAAGCATCAGAAGCAAGGCTCTGAGCTGTGCAGGATGCAAATGTATCAAAGTCATCACCGGGTGCTGCTGTTCCACCAAATACGGTATTATCGAACTTCTCAGCAAGGATTCTGGGAAGTCTAGCAACAAGTGCATCATAAAGAGCACCATAGTCACGTCTGAACTGATTTGAGAAGGGCTCAATAACAGCGAGCTTGTAGCCTCTCATTACCTTTGTTCCAAGACCAGGATTGCTGACAGGCTTCTCATCTGTCTCATCAACCCATGCTGCTGCAGGATCAGATGTGATAACAGGGATTGTAAGTCCGTTACCGGGAAGTGAAATCTGTCTTGCAAGTCTCATAACTGCTGACTCTTCCTGAGTCTTCTGAATAATCTCAGAAGATACCGCTGTAGGAAGAGATATGTTTGTTCTATTTGTGCTAATTCCTGACATTTTATTGTCCTCCTTTAACTGTTCGCTCTGACCGCAAACTCCTTAAAGAGGTCACGAGTAGAGGCTTTATTTGTGTTCAATGGCTCTCCACCATCAGGGATGTGCGGATAGCTTCCAGGCTGAGAGATATTGAGAATCAACTTAGCCTGTTCACGGCACGCCTCTTCAGTCTCACCTGTAATAAGTGACAGGGAGCTTGCAGGGATGCCCTCTTCTTTTGCAACCTTTTCTCTGATCAGTCGAATCTCTTCTGATTTCTTGATGGAGTTAAGTTCTGCCTGCAACTTCTCAGCCCTCTCCGTGGCTTTTTGCAGTTCTGACTTGTTTGCTTCCTCCATCTCATCAAACTTCTTGGCCTTGGTCTCATACTCCTTGAGCCTTGACATGGTCTCTGCATATCTACGGTCAAAGAATTTGTTGACCTCCTCCTGAGTGAAGAGCTTCTCTTCCGCCTTAGGCTGTTCCTTAGGCTGTTCATTAGTTGCAATTTGTTCCTGATTCACAGTTTCTGACATAGTATTTCCCTCCAATGAGTATTGTTTTTCCCTCGTTTAAGGCACGAGTTGCCAGTTTTTGGGTATAAAAAAAGCACCTTCGTCAAGATGCCTTAATTAACGTCAATTTCTTCAGCTTCAGAGCTTTCCAGCTCCTGCCTTTTCTCATATGCACTTCTTTTCTGCTCATTTATGCGCTCTTTATTTGTTGCATAGGCTTTTCGCCTCATGTAATTGAGCTTTTCCTCCTCTGTGGAACCTTCCGCGTTGTCATACATTTTTTCATACTTGGAAGGATCATAAGCTGAGTAGTTTGTGGACTCTTCATGCTTAGTTGCATAAGCACAATCACAATTTCCATGGATATGATCTGCATGACCTCCAGCAAGTGCCTGAGCTGTTGCCCTTTGCCACCCTTCAGCTGCTATGCTGAGACAGAATGGACACGTATCACCCATGGGAATCCATGCAAAATATGCTTTGTCCCTGATGGCATTCTTAAGTGTGGTATCCTGTCCCGTCCTTTTTACAAGCCTTCCAACAGCTGCAGCCGTAACCTCAGCAGCAAGCACATATTTGAGCGTACCATTGACAGCCTTAGCAACCTCTTCCAAGGGAGCTGGCTCAGCAGGTTCTGCAGGATCCACCAGAGCACCCTCATAAGCTGACTCAGCATCATACATCTGGCAGGCAAATTCTGCAGCCGCTTCCCCATACTTGGTGGAAACTCCATAGCAATAATCAATGAATGCCTCTCTGTCCTCAAAGGTATTGATTTCATGAGTTTCAAGATACTTCATGATAAGCTCTTTAGCTCTGTCGCTCACCTTGGACAGGCCATCAATATAGTTTTTCCAAATTCTCTTGGTAATATTCATTACTCAACTCCCAAGTCCACCAATGTGTTGAGCCCTCTGGTGCGCTGTTCCTGTGCTTTAATCCTTCGGATGTCAGCCTTATCAAAGCCAATCATCTCCAAGAAGATATCAGTATCAGCAAATGCAGGTCTTGAAGTTGCTATCTTCATAGCAGCATCTGTTGTGGCTGCCACACTTGGCATTGCAGGATTCTTAAAGTGCGCAATGACTGACTGCTCAGCCTCATCAAGCTCATTAAGTCCCACATTTCTCACTATGGCCTGAGCCATAAGAGCTATTGTGTGCATTGAATCCCCATTAGCAGTGTTCAACTGTTCAGCCATGCTCACAAGAGTCTTGGACTGAGCAAGTACTGCATCAGCACTGGTGGGATTTGCCTCATTTACAACTCCGGTGTCTGTGACTGTCAGTCCAGTAGCTGCACTGAACTGTGTAGCAAGGATCCTTATCATCTCCACATGAGGACTTATAGTACCCTGTGGCAACTGACCAAATGTAGGCTTCTCACCTGTCTCAGGGTTATTGGTTCCAGCTACGATTGAGCCAATGTACTGTTTAAATTTCTGATTTGTGACAGCCTCGTACTGCTCATCACTTACTCCAAGAAGGAACTTCTGAGGAGCTGTTGAGAACTCCAATCCAATAGTTGCATTAGCAATGGTCCTGACATATCCATCAATGAGTCTTCTGATGGGCTCTTTTATCCTGGAACGTCCAAAAGGCTTATCAGATGTTGCATTCCATATGAGAGGTTCAATCAAAGGTCTTCCCATCTTGTGTGGAATCCTTGAAGCTCTCCATATAGTCCTATCAGAAGCGCTCAAGAGCCATACACTATCATCTGTATCATATCTAAGCAAAGACGGGTGGAACTGAGAACTATCCATCTCATCCGGAACTGTATCAAGGATAGCGAGACCACAAGAAATACGTCCCTTTTGTCCGTCCCATAAACCAGCTGCTGTCCTTGGAGAGTGGAATCTGATCTTACAGCCCAGCTCTATATCAGCTGAAAGCGCTGCAAAAGTACACCCATACTTGAGCTCATCTCTGCAATGTTTCTGATATTCAGCTATGAGATTATTCTTGGAGACTATAGCATCAAGGACCTCAGAATCCTCTCCATTTTCACTGACAAAGCCATCAAACATGGACAGAGCAGCCAAAACATCAACAGTCTTGGCGCCCCATGCACAGCCAACCTCCAACTTTTTCATTCCTTCAGGAAGGGCAATGCCAAGATTAACATCATTAAGGGTGATCTTCCCCTCATAATACTTATTCTTTTCCTCATTCTTGAACTGATGATAATTAAACACTTCCACAAGCTTGTTCAGTCTTGCATTTTCGCGCTCATCAAATCCTATGATGTTACCAGCATTAAGATTCAGTGTTATCATTGTCTTTTTCCTCTTATCCGAACTTCATCTGTCTGGTGGGATCTCTTTTTGATGTCTTGGCACCCCACAATGCCAGAGCACAGGCCTCAATTGGTGTGGAATCATCTCCACCAAATCCCCAACCGCCTCCAATGGGACGCTTTACAGCTGTGACAGCGCTCTCCCTGAGGACAATCTGCTTGGAATACCATGTGATTGTGTGCTCACTAAGTCCATTCATTATCATGGACACTGCTGCTATATAATCCTTCACAGAAGGCCGTATAACAGAGTTTTTATATTTCCATGTATCTTTTATCTTATCCACTAAAACATCCACCCCATTGCGACCGTCAATGACCACACAGGATGCTTTTTTGTATCTTAGGTTAAGCCAGTCGGCAAGCCACTGAGTTCCTTCTCCGGTGGAACGTTTATCAATAAGAGAGACTCTTGCAACTCCATCCTTATCAATGACAGCTCCACAAAGGCTGACCTGTGAGCCATCAGCTGAAAACTTAACTCCATAGGCCGTCTTGCCTTCAGGCTTTGGCTCTTCTGAGACACATCCGTCCCAGAGCTTCTCATCTATTGCATAATCAACTCGTTCAATCACTACTGGAGTCCACCATCCAAGCCTTTCTCTTGCAAATGTGTCAGGATCCATCTGCTCACACTCGCCTTCAATTGTTGAGAGCAGGATACGTCTTCCAAGAGCAGGATTTGTATCCGCCCAACGCTTAGGATCATGGACATCACCTATCTCTTCCACCGAAAACTCAAACCATGCTGTTGATTTTGTCTCCCCATCAAGGGCTTTTTTCCTTATCCCTCTGAAGACTGTTCCATCAGCCTGAGAATCCGGAGGAGTTCCAACATATATTGTCTGAGGATTAAGACTCGCGGAAATAGCAGGCAAAAATGAAGCCTGTTGGTCACTGTCCAGCTCCTGAGCCTCATCAAAAATCAGAAGGTCTCCATGCTGGCCTCTTCCACCATTCCTTGTCCTTGCCAAGAACTTTACTCTGGCACCGGATGTCAGAATTATCTGCTCTCTTCCAAGAGCTGTCTTAATATCCTTCAAATATTTTCTAAGCTTTGGAGAGTCAAAGAAGATTGCCATCTCCTCAAAGGTCTCTGTTGAGGTCTTCTGAAGGTGCGCGGTATACAATACCTGCTCATGATACATGAGCATCCCTGCCTCACTTCTCCCAGCAACAAGGCCTGTCTTACCATTTTGTCTTGGTACACTTCCACCACATGTCTTGCACGCCCATTTGCCACTTGGAGTCAGCGACATCCAATCATCAAGAACATCACTTTGCCATGGGTCAAGGATAAGCCCTCCAATAGCAAGCATTCTGGCTGCATCCATTCCATCTGACTTCAGGTATTCCGGAGCAATCCTAACGGACGGCTCTTGGCTTCCCATCAGCTTCTCGCTTGCTGAGTAATTCCGCAATTTCGTCATTGTTACCATCTGCCCCCTCAATTTCGTCTATTTCTCGAATAGTATCACGGTATTGCTTAGCGAGTGAAGCATACGAGCGACTATTTGCCTTGCTCATAAGGTGCTTCAAGTCCTTTTCCAATTCTTTTAGCTTCTCAAGTCTGTTCATTCACTCCAATGCACTCCGTATCTGTCCAGAATAGTCTCAAAATCTTCTACATCATGAGGAACTATATGATATTTTTCCTCATTTCCGTCTATTTCAATCCCAACATGAAGCAGCTCGTGCAGTAGCAGGATCTTTAGCTGCTCATCTGAAAGCTGCTCAATGTTCGGCTCAAAAATTGTAATAGTAAAATCACAAGGGACTGTCCACTTCCACTTGTCCGGAACTTTTTCACATTCTCCAAGAATCAGCTTCTTGCCCTTCTTTTTCTCATGCTCAGAGCTCAAATATATGATTCTGACATCACTATCCCGGATAGGAGCCAATACATCCTCTGATTCAATGAGCTCCTGAGCTATTTGCGCATATTTCTCATTTATTTCTCTGATATCCACAATCAGTTCCTTCCTTTAGCAGAATTACAATGTTTGCATAGAAGCTGGACATTATCAAAAGTATCTTTTCCACCATTTCTCAAAGAAATAATGTGATCAACTGTTGGATATTTCCTTCCAAAGCATTTCCGTCCTTTATCATTAACCCAGACATCAAAAGGGTCTGTCTCAATTCCACAAATTGCGCATTTTGTCCCATTTATGAGAACTACATCTTGCCATCTAATGCGTTTTCGGTAAACAGTAGAAGTCAAATATTCTTTATAGCGTTGTTTATTATGGAGCTTTTGGCGCTCTCCTCTGGTGGTAATAGGTGTCACCTGCTCACCCCATTTGCTATTCACTCTCACTTTAACTTTGGAGGCACTTCTTTTTAAATACTGATTATGTTCTGCCTGACAACAGGCTTCACATCTGCATCCATAATGAACATACATTGTTCTGGTTCCGTGTTCCGGCATAAAAACTCCGTGCGTGTGTAAATTTTACAGCGTTCAAAACTCCCCTCGTGTAAATAGGCGCT